TTTGTCCTCGTTGGGGAAGTCATAGTTCCAAAAGCAATCTTGAGATGTTGGAAGATAAATACCACCGACAAAAGCGGTGTTCTTTGGTCGGATTGTATCAAATGTACTGCCGGGATTTAAGAACAAAGGATAATCATTGGTGTATGTGCGGAGATAATCCCTCAATCTATTGGCATAGTATTCCGCTTTGTCACGATAACGACCTTCAATCATTGTCATTTCCTCAACTGATACCGCCCTTGCATTGTCACTCTCACGAGATGCAACCGATTTGTTCATCAATTTGAAGGTCATTGGAAGCATTGCTTCGGTCAATGTGTAATACTTCAAACAAGGTGCGATGTATGAATCCAAAAGGGTAGTATTCAACTGGGTTAATGTTCCAGCGAATGCCTGTACTTGCAACTCATTGTAAATGCCTGAACCAATCACATCACGGATGTAGATTTCTTGAGCTTCTTTGATTGCTGATTTCAACAATTTATCGTCAACATTCTCATTCAAAGGTGTGTTATCCTTGAGATAAGTGGTTGAAATGAAATATACAAAATTGGTCATCGTTTAATCCTCCTTAATAATTGTTGAACCCAAATATGTCTGCACTGTGGGGTGTTGACATCCAATGTGGGGTTGTGATACCAACCACCTCTCCGCTTCCATACATCGTAACCCAATTGGGTTGACATCGCATTGATGTCCTCTCTTGAATATACACGGTTACTTTCTGCAATCTGTCTGCAAAAATCACGAGTTGTATCAATCACCAATGCACCTTGAATCCCAGCGGCTAAACCATAACGATACCGCACGACAATTTCGGTTTCTAATCTTTTCACTTCTTCAACTCCTTTCGGGGTTGTTTCAAGACCATCCTCGTATGATTTGATTAACTCCGCTTTGGCAAGTTTAGCAATGGCATCAGCCACAACCTTCGCATCAAGTTTGGTGATGTTCACGATGTCCCCAACCTGAAGACCTTTATTCTCTTTTAACACATTCAAGATGGCAGTTTCAATGGCATCCACAAATTCAAACTTGTAGGCTTCAAAGTTGTCTGCACTTTCTCCGTATAGTTGAAATACCTTGATGTCTCTTTCATCGTCCCATCCAAAAGGATTTTGTTTTGATAGGGCAACATTCAAAGGTTCTTCAATCTCATCAAATCCCAACTCTTTTCTTGCTTCGTTTCTGTCAATGATTCCAGCAGTATACAACGCCTGATAATCAAGACCGATTGGTGGCTTGTTGATGGTTTCTAAGCGAACAGATGCGATAGGTTCAAGCAAGTAAGCAAAGGTATCATCAATCTTTTGTTGACGGGGTTCAATGTAGGCGTGATGAAACATCTCATAGGCTTCAATCAACTCACTACGACCACCCAATTGACCTTCCACACGCACTCCAAACAACATTGGAGAGTTCACCTTGTGTGCAACAAATATCTCTTGTTGTACGGTCTTATTTAACAAGTCAAATTGCTTGTCAAAATCCGAAGGTTGAAGGTTGTTGATGACTGATTCCTTCTCTGTTGGATCGTTGTATTGGATAATTAACCCACCGGCATTGTCCGTGCCTTGATAGTTTTCTTTGAATCTACGAGCAGTTGCCCTAGCTTCTTCAGGTGTTGGAATCCCTTTGAATAACTGGATGTGAGTTTGTGCCGTGAATCCGTTCTTGATGCTATTCAAATAGTAATTGGATATCTCGGTATCGACCTCAATGTATTTCAACGCACCTACATAATCAGGCAAAGGGTATTCGCCTTGTCCTGGGCGGTAAAATTGGCAATAGTAAATTTGCTTGGATTCCCTTGTGATTGGGTTGTAGGGTTGATAATGGATTTTCTCCGCTTTGCTATCTGTCCAGTCAGCACAATACACATAATCACCCTCCAACCCTTTGCGGATGTCTTTGAAAGGGATGTGATAGAATTCCGAAGGTGCGGTCTTTGCCTTGTTCCAAATCACCTCAACTGCAAACCCATTGAACAACTCGGCATCATAAGCAACTTTTGCTTTGAGTTCTTCGTAGGTCTCGTAAGCGTTTATGTTTTTAAGTTTGGCTTGTGCTTTTGCAATCTCCTCCGTGCTTGAACCAAATACCTCCGTACCTATTCCGGCAACATATGATGCTTTTGCAGAAACGATGGCATTGTGCTTGGGTGATTTATTGAATAACTCAATTAGAAAATCAGGATAGAGATTGTCAGCACCAAAAGTCACGAATCCCTTTGCTTTGTTTTCTTTGAAAACAGGCAGTTTGTTATCGTGAAAGTTTAATCTTTGGAATATCATCTCTATCAAATAGCAATCAATCTTTTTTGTTTGAGAACTTGTCAATAGATGTGAATCCAAGACAAGCAATCACGATGAATTCAACCGCACTCACCAACTCTGGAGAAGGTACGATATCAGCAGGAGACAAACTATTGTGAGCCATAGTACCAAAAAGTACAAAAGCACCAATGATGCCAACGAATCTTTTTGAGGACATTTCTCCTTTGTCACCCGTGAAAATTTCCATTAATTTTTTCATAAATCTTTGCTTTCTAATAGTGTGTAAGTGAATGAATTTCCGTGCAATGTGGCAGCCTTCTTGACCAAAGCCATAAACTCGTCAAAATCCGCTGACTTTTTGAACACCTGACAACCCTCACTCCAATTCTCAACATAGGTTGAATCAGCACCAGCCTTGTGGATGTTGATTCCGTAGATACCTTCGGTGATTAACTTGGTGTCGTAGGTCATATCCTTGTTTGCATCACGATAAACCTTGACGGGTTTGGCTTGTTTTAATGCTTCGTATTTGCCTTGATGCAATCCGATGGCGTGACTGCCACGATATTGCCCCGGAACTAAACGAGCAACGCCTTGTGCATTGTGAAATTCCTTCACTCCCTTTGTGCCGGGATCAGTTGTCGCAGCCCATTTCTTAAAATGCCAAACATCCCCGATTTTGTAACTCACGGTTAACAAGTCATCAAAGACATTTGTCACTTTGCTTCCAGTATCGGAATTGCGAATGCCAATGATGTTCAAGTTGTAATCACCTGATTCAAAGAACTTGTAGTTCTTGACCTTCATCGCTTGTTTGATTTTGTCTATCATTTGCCTTGTCCTTTATATGGTTTGGAACTCTTATGCTTGTTCTTGTGCTTGGTATGTCTGCCCAATTTGTTTTTGGGTTTTGCCCGAAATGATGTGATGTTTACTTTTGTTGCCATAAGTACATTCTGAAATAGTCAAACTCTTCCTTTCCACCTTCGGAAAGATAGTTCAAATACGCATCATAGATCACTCCTTTGAACTCAATTGGTGTGGTTGTGGTATCTAATCCAGCACCTACCATCTTGACGGCATACACCTCCATTTGGTCTTGAACAACTTGCATCTGTTGAACCACGGATTCTGCTTTCTTTTCGGCAACAACAACCGCTTCTTTTAATTGCTCTTTCTCAACCACTTTTGCTTCCACCAATTTCTCGCTCACCTCGTGTGCTTGTTTAGTGGCTTGACCAACGACTTGTGTGTTCTGTTGAATCTTTTTCAACAAAGCATCAATGTCACTAACTGGCTTGGGTTCAGTTGCCCAAGATTCGGTGAACAAATAACCACCGATGAAAGCGAATGCAAAAATGATTAACAATCTCATAGTTTTTTCATTGAGTTAATGATCCGTAGTTCGGTGATGGCTGCGGACAATGCAGAATCTGCCGTCTTCAATGCCTTATATGCTTGTTTCTGCTCTGCTCGTAGTACTGCCATCTCTTTGCGACATTCGTCAATCTGCTGTTGATTGCCCGAACGCAAGTCCATATACAAATAACTAACAGCCAACAGCATACAAAAAGCAACGGCAGCAACTGGGTTTTTGCGAAATTGGTCAAAGCTAACAGGTAGCGCATTGGGTTTTACTTTCGGTGTTGTCATCTTATGCTATTGGGGGAAATGGTGGGGGTGGTGGTGGGATGTATTCTGCTTGTGGTAAATCCAAAACCCAAGCGTATTCACTTGCTTCAACTTCGGGTTTGTCCTCATCGGAAAGAAACAAAAACCAAACGCCGTTAATATCTTGAACGCAATTAAAGAACTGATAAGGTGCGTAGTATTGCCCTTGTATCAAATTCTTTTCTTCGGGTGTAAGTGTGTAACCTATCATACATTTCGGCTTAAAGTTGTTTGAAACGCTTGTACTGCGGTGTATACATTATCCATTTGTGTATTGGTTAAACCTGCGCAATAATAAACAAGCGCAATTTCATCTGGTGTGTAAGTTTGTGCGGCAGGAGAATTATTATCCGATGCAGCGCCAATATAAAATGGACTTGTGTTTGCGGTTGCGGTCTCGGTAAATGTTGATGTTCCTAAACTTGCATTATTTCTTCTAAAACTCATGGCATTCGTTGCCGTTCTACTCCCTTGAAATAAACCCGCTGATTGATTTGATGCCCCAAAAATATATCCAGATGTTCCCATATTCAAAAACGGCTCATTACTTGCCGCCGTCCATTTCCCTGCAATAAAAAACTCTGAACCGCTTATCCTTGCACCAGTTATAACACCAAATGCCGAACCTACATTAGTTCTTGTATAACCACCATACGCAAAATTTATGGATTCCGCCGATGACATAGTTAATGTTGTATCCATATACGCACTTGTTCCATTCGGTGTTATACCCGTACTCGCAAAAGTCCAACCGCTTGTAAATGTACCCGTAAAACTTGACGATTTTAAGTTTTGCGCACACGCTGCCGCACTTGCACCAACCATTGGATAAATGGCTTTCATTGGTGTCCAAATGCCGTCAAGTTTCATTTGTCTTACAAGCGTATCCACTGCAAGTTGTTCAGTTGCTGACAATGTTCCTCCTGCCGCAGTTACCCTATCAAAAAATGCTTGTGCATCAATATCAAAAGATGTGAAGCTACCGATTAACCCCAATTGCGTAGGCAACTGCCCAGCGACCAACTTGTCACCGAACAATTTTTCATTAAAGCCACGCATTATCCCGAAGTCAGGCATCTTAATAATCTCCTTTTACTGCAAATATGTTTACTCCAGCCGTGATGGCAACCGTTGTCCCAACTTTTACCACTTGCCCTGCCTTTAACTGCAAATCGGAGTAAGCCGTCACCGCTCTTTGCGATGTCACTGTAGTTGATGCGGTAATACCACTTAAAACAACTTCATCAAACAACTTAAAGTTCGCCCCACTTGAATCACTAATAAAAATCAAAACCAAAGTCCCGGCATTTGTTCCAGCAACCTTTGCCCCTATCTGCGTGATCTTCGTGCCGTTTGTTGCAGCAGTTAAAAGCGTGACGGTGTTTGTCATCGTTGCACCTGTTCTGTCGGTTGTTGCACCCGTCACCGTTGCGAATGCAAGTTCAGGTGATAGTGCGAATATGGGTGAAGTATTTGCTGGCATTTTAGTAGTTATAAAATAAGTATAAGTCCCCACCCGTTGAAGGTGGAATGTTTAAGTTTGTCAAATTAGAACCGTCAACGGCAGGAAGTTTTGCAGATGCATCCAACTGAACCAATTGAGATGCCCCGTTAAATGTGTTTCCTTGCTTTGTAACGGCAGATGTTAACCTTGCATCAGCCAATGTACCACTCGCAATGTTTGATGCGTTTGTGGTGTCTACATTTGGCACATCACTCAACCCCACTTGTGCTTTTGTTGTTGCGTGTGGGTTGCTTGTATTGGATGTGTGTGATGTAAGGGTTGAAAGGTTTGCGGTGATCTGTGCCTGTAACTTTCCGAACGCACTCAGCACGGTATCAGTTGCAGAAATAACGGCATTGGTTGCCAATGATAACCCAGTCAAAACAACTGCCCTCACTCTCGCTGCGGTGAAATACTCGTTTGTTCCCTCGCTTATGTCCGTTGTAGTCAATACAACTGCACCCGTCTTTGTGTTTACGGATTGAACATTCCCTTGCGATGCGATGGTGATGGTTTGCAGTGCATCATCAAAAGTGATGGATGTGTTTGAACCAGCTTTGAACGCTGCCTTTGCCTTCGTGTAAACTCGTGTATTGGTAAAATATAGGTTTGTTCCTTCTGCAAGGTTTGTGGTTGAACTGGCTTCCAATACACGCTGACCTATGTTGGCAAGGTTTGTGCGTTTGGTTACACCTTCGGAATAGTCAACAATGGGGATGCTGTCTTGATTGACATCAATAGTTCCTATCGGATCAAGTTGTGAAATCTTCTTGTTAGCCATAACTTTCTACCAAACGACCTCCATCCTCTTGGAGTAATAAAAATGAATCTTCAGTCAATAAAAAGAAAGCCCTCAATGCATCAACATCGTAGTTTCGTTGGTTGAATTCTACATTGCGTTCAAATCCCATATCACGGTTTGTGGTGAATAGTTTCTTGGTGAGATCAACTTCGTGTTCAACACCCATATCACGATTCGTTGTGTATATTTTTTCGCTCACGATACCTGATAGAATAATTCGTTGTTTAACAATGGGAGTACTTTCAAGATGCCTGTTTCAACCAACTCATCAGCTAATGACGGATTCAAGTTGTTAGATGAAATCTGTGCGTAGATTCTGTATTCGTGTTCACCAACTTCCAAAGTTGTGTTGTCGGTTGCACCTTCATCAAACAAAAACTTATTGTATCTTTCTTTGGCAGTTGATACATCGGTCAAAATGAAATTCTTGTATGCGTCAGTTTGTCGGCACTTCATACTAAATAAAAAATACGGGTTTGCAATAGTGACCTTTTCGGTCAATGTCACATACCAATATTCGGAATCTTGTTTGGTTACCTTCAACATCTCTACAAAATAGCGAGAGTAAAAATATGTAACAAAAAAAGGGAGAGCATATTGCCCTCCCCATTCGACCTATGAAACAAGAATCAATTAGATACCTAAAGCGGTAACAACTGAACTTTGCAATTTGTAAGGTGCTTCAGCCTCAAT